TTGCAACTTAAATACTCACTTTGCCCATTCAATTAAGAAATTTTAAAGTGAGGTCACTATTGTGACGTCCAAATTTGTGAGTATATAACATACGTTATATACTGCAAAGGAGTACCCACAATAGAAGGCCTATCTATAATAAAACAATTAAGAGTGAGTTAAGTCAGAATTATCAGTTGAATATATAGTGTATTATTACTTTAATGATTAAGCTAGTTAATACTGCTGAAGAAATAGAAGCTAAAAAGTTTCTACCAATCATAGTATCACTAAATCAATCAGGAAAGAATAAACCTACTACTATTTGCACTTGGTCTCTACCTATATAAAATCAATTATTTATATATGCTCTTCAAGGAATATTTACTACGTCTATGGTATTAATCATAGGCATAATAATATAAATTAAAGGGTAAGAAAGCAATGCAGGTATAGTATCCATTACAAAATGTCTAATTTCTAATGAACATACAAGTTCATTGAAAGGAGTATGATGTAATGAGTGTATAACAAAGGAAGCAAAATAGCAACCTAAGTCATACATAGGACCTACAACAACAACTGAAAAGTATGCCGGAACAACATATATAAATTCTCATCATGAGTAGTTTCCCATTAAAGAAACTACGTCGTGGATATGATTAGTTGTAACAACAGCTATTCATGCCACTAATGAGTAGAATATATAATATGAATAAGTATTAACTATTTCGGGTGTAGGAATATAACTATTAATAATAGTCATAATTCCAACTCCAAAAACACCTAAACACAATGTTGATAAAATTATTAAAAGTATAACTTTAATAAAAGCTACACTTAAATATTTAAATCTTCATAATGATAGAGTTCTTGGATAACCGATTGGGTAAATACTTATTGTTCTTAGCGCACTTGCAATTCTTCTTAATAAGAATCTCATCAATTAAAATTGATTTGTTTTATTGTACTTTTCTTTTATTGAAAGATACTTGATTCATTTATTCCATGATCTTAAGGTCTGTTTCGATTCAAAAGTTAAAACTTTTGATGTTGGGACAAATGCCTTAGGATTAAGAATAGATGACACAGATACAGATCTAAATTCTTTTTCAAGAAGATATAGTTGAATACTATATCTTCTAAGAATTTTTGATCTATTGTCTCAAAAATCATCAGGATTCAAAGGAGGGATTAGATAATTAGAACTATTAACATAATCAGCCATTCAAGATAATGAAGCTTTAATAGCTTTAAGTTTGGGTATTACCCCAGTTAAAGTATTAAAAGCTCTTTCACTCTGAGACTGAACTATGGTTCATTTTATACCATGGAATTCATCATTTTCATGATGATACCCAGAATATAATGAACTTCGTAAGTTAAATTGATGAATCAAAGTTAAATCATTAGATATAACTTTAATTAAATCATTAACTGTATGAATCAATAGTCTAATAAATAATCTTCTCTGAAGTCTAAGTTCAAGGTAATTTTCAGTTAAAAATATTAATTTTTGACTAATAATAGCTTGAAGTAAACCTTCTCCTGTTGATGGTAAAGTAAAAATCATTTTGAATGTCTTCATTTTTGAAGAATTCGAATGAAGTGTCACTTTATGACCGTATCCTAGGAATCTTATAAGAGCTAAGGGTTTCATCGAATATTTTCTTTGAAATTCTAAAGCAGATGACATATTTCTATGCGCTGCCATAGCCTCTTTAATTGGAATTGGACTTACGTCTGATCCCATATAAAGAGTCCTTTTAGCAAATTCAAGACCTAGACCTTCAGGTGATAACACGGATTTTGCTAATCCAAGTTTCACACCTAAGGAGGCCATAATAGACTGATACTTTTCTGAAACATCATGATTTCAAATAACTATATCATCTCCTAATATTGCATAGGATTTGAATAGTTTATTTAAATTATGACCTGTTTCTCAAGCTGCATGTTGCACAATAAAGTGATGAGTTAGAGCTAGCATAGCTCAACTTGATAGAGCACCCATAGGTTGACCCACTGAATATCTTACTCCATTAACATATTGATCAGAGCTAATATCTTTTGGTTTACTAAATAATAGTACTCCAATAGAAATAGCATAAGATCTGTTAATAAGTAAATTATATCAGTGGTAGGCAAACTTTTCTCCAAATATTTTGGATAAAAGCATTTGTTGCAATCATATAGGTAATCTATCAGTAGCTGCGGATAAATCCAAGGACGAAATAGGTACTTTACCAAAAGGAACCGATTTTAAAGGTTTCAATTGGTTAAAAGTCCCATCCATTTGATGTTTAGATAAAATCTTAAACAATCAATTGTGAAGGGGTTTTAATACTCATTGAGTTCAAGGATCAACCATGGCAAATACTCTCACTTTCCCTGCAGGTTCAACTTTATGACATAGTCGTCCTAAGAATAGATTTTCATTCTGTTCCTTAGGAGGAATATAATCATAAAGAATAGTACTTATACCTTTAAACCTCGTCTTAGCTCTGTCTATAATATTACTAGTTCTCGAATAAAGAGTTCTAAGAATGTTCATTTTACAGAAAACAGCTAAGTAAAATCACGATCTTTCAACAGATTCATTGAAGAATTTCATAGTATATAGACTCTTAAATAAAGAATCTAATCTACTAGAATATCCTCTATAACCTGAAGAAGGACTTGAAGTAAGGATTTGAAAGGGGGCTGTCGCTTTTAATATTAAATTATCAGATTTGGTAAATAGAAGTATAAATCTTTTTAAATGGGGTGTGAAATCATCACAAGTAGCTGTTCCAGAATATGGATCAGTTATAGTTTTGATATCACAATTACCATTAAAAGATAATACTCTATACAAATTAGTTAATGTTAATATAAATTTGATAGCTCAAGTATCACCTGCTCTTATTCTCTTTCGTCAATAGACAGAGATAAGTCTCGGGATTCCTGATCTGGTTCTTGAAATTCTACATTTTAAGTCCCTAGTATCAGAAATATGGTGTCCAGCAATAATTTGTTGCACTAAAACAGTACAGGCTTTAAGGTATATAACTACACCTTTTAAACCTGAATGTTTGCGTAACAAATTAATTCTTTTTAAAAAGAAAAGAATAGATAGGGCTCTTCATCTTGTGGGTAATCCACCAATTGCATATATCAATCTTAATAGATGATATACAATTGGTTTACCGTTATTTCTAAAGGTAAGAACATTAAAGTCCATTTTGCTCATGTTGGATTTTGAAACTTTAAAGAAATTTAAATTTTTCATTATTCAATATGGCCTACTTTAGGCGAAAGCAAATGATTTTAAAACCGGTTTCCCGAACCTATTTATTTAAAGGATATATATTTTATATATATTATATAAACTTTAATTAAAATAATTGGTAAGGGGCCGCAGTTCGCTATAGATATAGCAGGGGATTACCCCTTCAGGTTTGAAGTATGGTAGTAATAAAACTCCATAACATGCCCTAATAATAATATTAGGTAATATTTATATATTATAATTACTTGAGGGTTATTTTCACCCACAACAATAGAATAGTATGTATTATATTCCGAAATAATTATTTAACATATGGGTTATCCTGGTATAAAGTTGACTGCAGGGTGGATCAAAATTTATTTTGTCCCTCTCGGCCAAAAGAGTTTTACCGTGGAGCTTTTTAAAATTAAAAGCAAGAAGTTCTTGAGAATCAAATCCAAGTTTCTCACTTACTTTATCAACTCTACTGACATCATATTGGGGTCAAGATATAATAAGTTTATAAACAATTAATTGCTTATTCTCTTATATACGGGTACACCAGTAGTTTCAGGAACAGACATATGAAAAGAGAATTATATTAATCCTAACAAAGATCAAATCAAGTGAAAATACTTCTTGATAAGACACCTTTGATTAGTTTCATATAAAACTCAACCTGTTGTCACACAGGACCTAGAATATATTAATATTACAAAATATATTAATATCTAATAGGAAACATTAAATCAAGACGTCCAAATTAAAATGAACACTCAATCTAATGAGTTGAAATTATTCTTAGCTATAAATTATAATATAGTGAAAGGTAATTTCAGTTATAGGTGGAAACC